CCACGCGAAGACGTGGACTTCTTTCAAACCACCTACCTTGACAACCCGTTCCTTGAACAAAGTGTTATTGACGAAATAGAACGTTTTAAGGAAACGGACGAAAACTATTGGCGTATCTATGGACTTGGTGAACGTGGTGTTAATGTATCGGCCGTATTCCCACAATGGCAAGTCGCTGATGACATACCAGAACGGGCAAAGCTTGTCGCGTATGGGTGTGACTGGGGGTTCACTAATGATCCAACCGCAATCGTTTCAGTTTGGCGTGAAGACTATTCTTTGTATATTAAGGAACACCTTTATTCAACCGGTCTAACAAATAGGGATATCAGTATGGAACTTGACAAGCTTGAACTAGACAGGACACCAATCATTTGCGATAGTGCTGAACCAAAGTCGATTGAAGAACTACATCGCTTAGGGCATAACGTCAAGCCGTCAAAGAAAGGTCCTGATAGTATTCGCTTAGGCATCGACATAATGAAACGCCATAAGTTATATATACTAAAAGATTCATTAAACGCACAAAAGGAATTTAGAAACTACCGATGGGAAACAAATAAAGACGGCGTTCAGCTTTCGAAACCTATCGATAATAATAACCACATAGTCGATGCGGTGAGGTACGTTTGTATCAATCGCATTGGAACACCTTATTCAGGTAAATACTTTATATCATAATGGAAATAATCGTACCCGATTCAATGGCGGATGTTTCAGTCAAGCAATATCGTGACCTCTCAAATATCGACCTTGAACAAGACACAACGGAATGGATGTCACAATCGATTTCTATTCTTTGTAATATAGACAGCGTAATTGTTGACAAACTAACGCTTAATGAATTAGATAAAATAGGCGAAGTAATTAACAAGGTAACAGACCCCGACCAAAACAATCAAGAACTTCAAAAGAAGATTGACTACAAAGGCAAGCGTTATGGCTTTCACCCTAACCTGTCAAAGCTAACTGTTGGCGAATTTGCTGACTTAGAATCTTATTGCAATGGTGGGTACTTTGAGAACTTGAATGAAATCATTGGAATATTGTATCGACCAATCGTAACCGAAGGCGGTGATTTCTACACAATAGAAGACTACGATGCTGTTGTTTTTCCTAACTATTGGGACGACTTGAAGATGGACGTTGTATTAGGAGCAACCAATTTTTTTTTGTCTACCGCCGAAACCTTAACGAACGCTTTAGTCAGCTATTCAAAGGCGGAACAGGAACAAACATAATTGCTCAAAAATGGGGGTGGTATTCTATTATATACAATTTAGCAGGCGGCGATCCCTTAAAAATAGAAGATGCAACCTTAATTGAAATAGAATCGGCCTTTACATATTTAGCTTATGAACAAGACCTAAACCGACAAGACAAGTCACCTGACGCAGAACAATACCGATGAAATCTTATATCCAAATAACGAACCTACTTCAAACGATAACGAACAATCATTTGATGCTTCAGCACTTTGCGGCCGGTCCTTTAGACCAAGTTGATATTGAAAAGCTAGGTCAAACCGACTACCCGTTTTTATATTGTGAAATCCTTGGTGCAAACATCGACAACGGTGTTATGAGTTATGACCTTGAATTGATGGTTGCCGATATGATTCAACCGGATTTAACCGACAGGAATCAAGTCTATTCGGACACGCTTCAAATACTTCACGATGTATTGAATCAATTCATTCAGTCGCTTGCAACAACGAACACCACAGTCGATGACGATTACAAAGTGGAACTACCAATTACTTGCACACCATTCACGGCAAGGTTCGATAACGAATTGACGGGATGGAGTGGATCACTAACCATAGAGGTGTCGAATAAAAACGACCTTTGTATTGCACCCTTTAGTTAATGGCTAAACTACAATTCACAGTAGGTGGTGTAAGCTATCCGGCAACGCACACTAAAAAGGCATTAGAGTTCATCGGTAAGCGTTGGCGTAAGAACGCAAGAACATCGCTGAAGATGCAAGGCCGTATTAACACGGGTGCGCTTTACAATTCAATGAAGGTTTTTGTAGGGGCTAATCAACACGCGATGTATGTAAACATAACACCCGACGTTGACTATTGGGAATACGTTGATAAGGGTGTTCAAGGTGCTTCAAAGAATATCTTTCCTAAACAATCAGATTCGCCGTTTAAGTTTGGTAGTGGAAGGGGCAAGCCAGGACTAAGAGGGGCGATTGACCGATGGACGACACAAAAGAACATTCAAGGCACACGCGACGCACAAGGTCGGTTCGTCCCACGCAAGTCGATAGTGTTTGCGATAACTAGGGCGGTATGGACTAGGGGCTTGAAGCCGTCGTTATTTATAAGCGGAACGTGGAAGCGTTTTAGAATTAAAGCCCTTAACATTTTAGCCGTTGCAGTTGGTGAAGATATGGCTGAAGCAATCAAACAATCATTACAAAAAAACCCTAATCTCGACGTGAAATGAGTATGACCGTAAGACAACGCCCAAGCACCGCAGATGTACACGGCGTATTTGAACAACAAATGTATGTGATATCTTCAACCGAATATTCCGGTGGTTCGTATTACAAATTTCGCTATATCGCTGAATGGTATGTTGCAGGAACTAAAGTCGCAACGGTAAAGGTATTTCCTAACACTGAAGGGTGTGGTGTATTTAGGGTCGAACAAATAGTGCAAGACTTTATGGCGATAACTAAAGCCGACCAAAACGCTTCAACAAATCAGATATACAATAAGTCACTTCACCTTCTAGGTCTTAACGTCGTTGCCGATTCTTGGTCACTAAGCAATGGCGAGAACTACCGGAAGATTGAAATGCGTTTTAAGCAAGAATATTCCGCAACTGCTACAGGCAATCCGGTTGTTGATGCTGTTAATAAAATAGACGGGGAATATATTGATTACATAATGACGGCGGGGTTAAGAAGAAACATTAAAGGAACACCCGCCACTTGGGACACTGGTATTCCGCAATTCTTACACGAAGAAAATTGGCTTGATGCATATATTCCTAAAACCCAAAGTTCACTAGTGTTAAGCGACCGCCAAGCCGATAGTAGCTTTGTAAGCACAACCGCAAGCAATGTCCCTGTTGTACATCAAGACGTTACATTAAAGGACTGTAGAACCTTTGGCGTTTTAATGGACGGTACTGCTCCGACAGGCTCAACGGCTGTATCAGCGTGGATAGGAACATACAATTCAAGCAACGTCCTTACAGCTTCAGGTTTTATCACAGCCGCTTCGTCCGGTGGGACAGCACCAGGATCAGTTAGTAACGATAATGAGCGACAACAATATATCGGGGTTGGTCCTGCAAACTTGGCGCAACAGACAACGGTCGCGTCCATCGCATCGGCCTTTAGTGCTGACCCAAACCTTATTGCTTATTACGAAGTTTTTTTGATGCAAGATTCAACCACAGTACCCGCTAACGGAACAACAGGAGATATGGCTTCTTGCTGTTATCAATTTACCGTGAAAGATGCAGATTGTCGGTATGGCGTTGACCAGTATAATCCTATCACGTTAGCGTGGCAAAATTCACTTGGGGCTTGGGATTATCAAAGCTTTAATCTAGTAAGTCAAAAGCAAACAAACCAAATAAAGCGTAAGACGTTCGAACAAGTACCCGGTAATTGGGACACCGCTGACGCTTCACAAGACTTCAACTATCGAGGCGACCAAGGGGGGTTAAGGATAGCCAAAGTAAACGCACATCAAGAATATACTGCTCACAGCGATTTGTGGAATGAAGATGAAGTTGACCTACTCGAAACTCTAATGCTATCACCTAACGTGTACTTAATAAGTTTCTTAGGCGGGACAATAACGCCTATAGTAATAACAGACACAAACTTTGTCTTTAAGAAGAACGTTAATGAGCGTGGACCGTTCTTGTATCAAATCAAGTTTAAGAACGCAAAAGAAAGACCAACAACTAAAGGTGGAACATATAGAGGTTACTGATGATTGAACTAATTGCATACGAACAAAAATCCACACTGGCTACCGATGTTGTCGGGGATCAATGGACGCTTGACATAACACAACCCGGCGGTGTGTCTTTGAATTACGAAGTCAGCAAAGGCGAAGACATAATGGGTCGATATAGCCCTTTTTCGCAAACTTTCAAACTACCTTTTACAAATCACAATTCAAGATTCTTCGGGTTGTATTATGATGTCAACCTGACATCCGCATCAGCACAAACAGTATTTAACATACACAAAAAAACATATTGTGAAATTCGTGTTGATGGTATTCCAATCATTACAGGTTCGCTTCAGCTTAAAAACGTACACACTAAAAGCGAAGAATACGAAGTTGCTGTGTTTGGTGAGGAAGCTAATATCTTCCAAGAAATCAAAGACCGCAAGCTTATTGACCTATTCATCAAATCAAATGCGATGGATATTGATTATGACGTTCCGCTTACGCCCATAAATATATATAATTCTTGGAATCCAGGTTTAGACGTTACCACTGGAAATGTAGGAAATGGGATAGTAATTTTTCCTCTTGCTGATTACGGCTTGGGTGGAGAATATAATTTTTTGTATTACGAAAATAACGACTTTAATGTTGCAGGGTTAGCCACTAACAATTTTATCGAACCCTTTATGTTTAAGCCTAGTATTCAAGTAGCACACCTATTTGAAAAGGTTATTACACAAGCGGGTTATACACTGACTACAAATAGCTTTTTAACATCAGACGCTTGGACTAAGCTTTATATGACTTTAGCAACCGATAGAGAATCAACCGCGACAAGAGGGGTGTTAGGCTTATGCGTCGCCAACGATGGTGCGTCAGGTCCGCTTCAATTAAACCAAACTTCACCGCCGGGTCAATGGGTATCAACAGAATTACCCTTAAATGATGACACAGGAACAGGAGTTTCAAACGATCCACCTGCACTGTTTGATGCTTCGGACAACTGGGACACCACGAATTTATGGTTTACAGCACCTGCAACAGGATGGTATCACGGAACAATAAACATTAGATATACGGCAAACATCATAGGAAATTCCGGCGCACAAATGCAGTATGGTGTTTTAGTTCCGGGAGTAACGAGTGACTTTTCTTATCAATATACTTGTTTTAACGGAACGAATGTAGCCAACACTTTTAATTGGTCTTTGTTTATTGAAGAAGGACAAAAAATGCGGACGACCTTTAGAGTTCGAATGAATGGGTCAAATGCATACCAATACGTTCAAATACTACCATCGGGTACATATTTGACTATTTACGCAAGTCAATTGACTAACGGGATAGCACAACTGCCTAACAATATGCCCGACCTTCAGCAAAGCGCATTTGTTAAAGACTTATGCGAAAGATTTAATCTTTGTGTTGTTGCTGATGCCGAAGATTCTAAAGCCTTAAAAATACAGCCTTGGCAAGACTACATCAATGACGGGGCTAGGAAAGATTGGACCGATAGGTTAGACACTTCTAAAGAGTTTACAATAAAACCAACGGATTCAATTCGCAATAAATTTATCTACTTGACGGACGCTGAAGACGATAGTATAAACAACGCCGCATTTCAAGAATCAAACAATTATGTAATTGGCGAGTATCGTCAAGAAGTGGGTGATGACTTTACCTCTGGAACACTTTCAAACAATCCAGTATTTGCACCCTTTCAAGTGTCGATAATTCCCGAAAGCAACGGAACGACACCAAGCCCAATGTCCGACGTTTTAATTCATCGAGGCTATGGCATAGACACAAACGGACCAATATCAACGGCAAAGCCGAAGTTGTTTTATTACAATGGTTTGAAAGATATTGCAAATGGGAACTATATAAAGATTGGGAATTCTGGAAGTGAATTTACCAAGTATTCTTTGTGTTTACCGTTCTACAATAACGGCGATCCAATTCAATCCGATTCACCTTTGGCTTTGTGGAAGTGGCAACCCACATCGGTTTTTGGGCATCCAACGTTCGGTTCAACCCCAAGCGGAGAGGGTTACTTTGCTAGATACCATCAACAATTTTTAATGAGTATTTACGGCAATGAAGCGCGAATTGTAGAATGTGAAATTATGCTGTCGCCGACTGATATATTCAACTTCCGTTTTAATGACGAAATAATTATAAAGAATACAGCTTATCGAGTTCTTAAAATAAGCAACTATCAGCCATTTGCAAACGTGCCTACTAAGGTAACTTTATTGAAAAAGTTGGACGCTTTCAAAGGGCAAAGTATTCCACAACCCGAACAGGATTGCGCTTTGATTATTACGGGCTTTCAACAAAATGGAAATGTAATATTTACCGATCCAACAGACGGAACTACATCAAGCGGAACGGAAATATGCTGTAACGAAAATGGCTACAATTGGAACACTACGCAAAACGCTTGTATGTGGTTAGCCGGACCAACGGGAACGGGCAATGGATTAAACGACGGGATATTACCTGACACACCCTATTCGGATGGTAAAAGTTTAGTAACAAACATCGGTGGGGTTTACGGGTATAAGAACAAGCAATCAAAGAACTTCAATCCAATTGTAGGTGAAGTTTCTATTCAAGGCAACAATGAATTAACTGGAATCCCAACCACGCAAAAAAATGTTGTTCTTTACGCCACTACATACAGCAACACAATTGCCAACGCAAGTTCAACAGGAAAAGCAGACACGTCGGGATATTTGTTTTTACCATCGGGAATGACGGCGCGAATGGTAATCCGTGCGCTTTCGGTTCAGACTGACAAATACTCAGCAACATCCGGTGTAGGATCACAAGGTTCGACTTCATTTAAGGTGTGGACTTTTATGGCTAAAAACGTGGCCGGAACAATTACCGTCACGGGTTCAGAACAAACAGACTTTGCACAAGAAGACACAGACGCAGGAACAAGAACGGTCACGGTATCGCCAACTAAAGGGACTGGAAGTTTTACGGATCAAAACCTTGGCGTAATAATAAGAGTAACCGGCCCCGCCTCTACTGTTTGCACTTGGAATTTAGATTGTTCCATTACGTTTATTGACATAGCATCGGAAGAAGCAAGTTCAACCGACCTTCTACTTCTTGAAGATATGGGCTACATATTAGCAGAAGATTACCTACCACTAGAACAAGAATGATTGAATACTTAAACAGCGTCGGGAAAACAATACCGAACACACTACAAATTGCACGTCATCACGAGGTGATAAAAGATACATATACGCTTCAATTATATGGTTATTATGAAGACACGGGTTTTCGTGGATTCTTTAAGAAAATACGTCAAGGAATAAAAGCGAGAAAGAATGGCTGAAAAAATTGAAGTGGGTGTTGTTGTCACAGGAGCTGATAAAGCCACACAACAAATAGATGGTATTGATAAAGCAACTGACAATCTAGGCACAGGTATTTCGGGGGCGACTGGTGCGCTTGATAAATTAACCGGCGGTGCTGTTAGTGGATTTAGAAAAGCCGCACAAGGGACGAAAGTTTTTATCAAAGGTCTAAAACTTACAAAGGTTGCCTTAATTAGTACGGGGATTGGTGCTATCGTCGTGGCTGTTGGCGCATTAGTTGGGTTCTTCTTGAAGACCAACAAGGGTGCGAAAATGTTGAAGGTCGGCTTGGCGGCATTGGGTGCAATAGTAGAAAGGGTGACAGGGTACTTCCAAGCGGCGGGGGCGTTTATTGTTGGTCTATTTACTGGCGGGGTAACTGAAGCGGTGTCGGCTTACAATGCCGAAATAGAAAAACTTCCGGGTTCAATGATGGATGCAATAAAAAAAGCGGCGGAGTTAGAGCGAAGGACGCAAGCGTTAAGAGTAAGCCAAAGAGATTTGACCGTGCAATTTGCTGAAGGTAGAGCGCAGATTAAGGAATACAATATGATTGCCGAGGACACAACCCGCGGCTTAGAAGAAAGACTTGAAGCGGCTCAAAAGGCTATTGATATTGAGCGTGAACTAATGGCCGCTAGACAAGCTCAGGCACAAGAAGAATTTGATATTGCGAAAGAACGTGCCGCTCAATCAGATAGTAGTGAAGACGACCTTGACAACCTTGCAACATTAGAAGCTAACTTAATAAACATAAGAACGGAATCCGCAGAAATGCAGACGACGTTAAACAACAAGTTAAACATTATTCGTGCTGAAGCTAAACGTAAAGCTAAAGAAGAAGCCGACGCGATAGCCTTAGCGGAACAAGAAAAACGAGATGCTTACGAAGCTACGCTTCAAGCAAGAAGAGAATCAATAAGTAAAATAAATGAAGCGGCCGACCAAGCAAGGACGTACACTATGTCGCAACAAGAAACAGAACTTGATGCGTTAGAGCAACAATATATGAAGCTTGAAGAAGCACAACTTGACTACATAGATCAAGTTGAAGAAAATCAAGCAATGTATCAAGAAGGCGAACTTGCTCGCGCTGAGGCTCATTTGAAGGAAATGGAAACAAGATACTATGCTAAAGAAGCGGCAATAGTAGATAAGTATAAACAGCAAGAACAAGACGTTATTGATGCGGCTAATAAAAAAATAGAAGACCGCGAAAAAGCAAAGGCCTTAGCTATTAGAAGTGCTAATATGAGTGTTGTACAGGCCGGTTTCCAGGCTTTACAATCTATGGCAAAAACCGAAGAAGGACAAAAGAAGTTAGCAATAGCACAAATCTTAGTCAACCAAGGTGTCGCAATGTCGCAAGCAATAGCCGGTGCAACCACATCTGCAACAGCCACAGGTCCGGGTGCTTTTGTAGCTACACCTTTATTTATTGCCCAAGCACTAGCAATAGTTTTAGGTTCGTTTGCTTCCATTAAAGGCGTAATGAACCAAGCGGGTGCGGCAACTGATGGACTAGATACGTCAATGCCTAATATGAGCGGCGGCGGTGGTGGTGGCGGAACTGTAGGTGGTGGTGGCGGCGAGGGTCCTCAACTTGCACTAACTCCCGACTTAGCACAATCGTTCAATCAAGCTTTAGGATCTTCAGCCGTTCAAGCTTACGTCATTCAACAAGACATAGCAGACGCAGACGCTTTGGCCGCAACCTTACAAAACCAAGCGTCACTTGGGGGTGGTTAAAATAAACAAATTCAGACACTATATTTTTAATGATATGAGAAAGAAAGTAGAACTTCTAATTGACGAAGAAGAACCAATCAGCGGAATTGAAGCTGTTAGCTTAGTTCGATTCCCGGCTATTGAAACTGACTTTGTGTACCTATCAAGTGAAGCCGACAAGAAGATGTCGTTTGCTATGGACGAAGAAAAGCAAATGCTTATCGGTCCGGCTTTAATACCTGACAAGTTGATTATGCGCCTTGACGAAAACGACGAAGAATACGATGTGTACTTTTCGAAAGATACAGTCCGTCAAGCGATGGAATTATTTATGGTTGAAGCAAGAACAAACGAAAGCACACTTGAACACGCTTCCAAGATTGACGGCGTTACAGTTGTAGAAAGTTGGCTTGTCGAAGATTCTAAGAAAGACAAAAGTGCGTTGTATGGATTTGACTTGCCTGTTGGAACTTGGATGATTGCATCGAAGGTTAACAACAAAGACATTTGGGAAAAGGTAAAGAAACGCGAAGTTCGTGGATATAGTATTGAAGGATATTTTACTGATAGGTTAGTTGAAATGAAGCGTGGAAAGCTATGCAAGAATTGTCCTGAAGACGAACAAATTATCGAAGAACTTAAAGCGATAATCTTAGAAGAAGTTTCTCCATCGGGTGAACTAAACGGACAGCCCTTATTTAAGAAGGCTCAAGACGCACAACTTTGGGGTGAAATCTTTTTTAATAGGACGGGATTCAATGCCGTTTCGGTTAATGGTGAAACACTATTTAGCGCAAAGGAAAGCTTTGAATCGTACCCTTGGGACGAATGTATTCGAGACCAAACAAACCGCTACGGATCTAAGGAAGTAGCTGAAAAGGTTTGTGGAATGATAAGGTCAAAATATGGTTGAAAATAAACACCTTAAAAAGGTTTATATATATCAAAGTAAAATATTTTAATTACTAGTAATGAACACAGTTGAAAAAATCAGAAAGGCATTAGGACTTCCCCAAACGAAGTTGTATGCCGAGGCTCGTCTTGAAGACGGGCGTGTTGTCGTTACCGAAGCCGAATCTATGGATGTTGGCGTTGAAGTTCGTATTCTCGACGATAGTGGAGAAGCGAGCGTTCTTGACGCTGGAACATATACACTCGAGGACGGAACGAAAATTGTTGTAAACGAAGATTCTCGTTTAACCTCTTTAGGTGATGACGAAATCGAAGTTGAAGTTGAACTTGAAACAATTCCCGAAGCCGAAGAAGAAGGTTATCGCGATGGTATCGACGACGAAAAAGAAGACGTTCGAGAAGATATGAACTACGACAAAGTTCGCGATGCTTTAGACCAAGGATTCCCGGATTTAGGTCAAGACACTATTGACGCAATCGCAACTTTAGTTTCAGCTATCTACAACGAAGAAGAAGTTGTTGTTGAAGCAAACGAAGAAGAAGAAGAAAAAGAAGATATGTCTTTAATTCTTGAAGAAGCATTTGCAAACATCAGCAAAAGACTTGACGCATTAGAGGACGCACCCGCATCAAAGGGGGTGACGCACTCACCAAACAAACTATCGGCTCAGCACAAGTCGGTGGATTTATCTAAATTAAACAGTGTAGATCGTGCGCTACATATAATCAATTCACACCGATAATATAATGAATTATCTAACTAATAAGAAGTACAACTTCGACATTGACGCTACTGTCAATACTTACGCCGGTGAACTTGCATTGCCTTATGTGAGCGCGGCTTTACTAGGAGCAGAAACGATTGCTAAAGGTCGTTGCCGCTTTATTGAAGGCATCGTTGGCAAGACTGTTATTTCAGGACTTGCAGTTTCGGACACTATCCAAGCGGCAAATTGTTCTTGGAATGACGGAAGTAACACAGCTTTAACTGAGCAAGTTCTTAACCCCGCAGACTTAGCTGTTATGGAAGAAGTATGTAGAAAGACTATGTACCCAACTTGGATTGCGGCTAACGGAAGAATGGAAAGAAACGGCGACCTTCCGGTTGCTTGGACTGACTTCCTTCTTGGAGCAGTTGCAGAAAGAACAGGAACTAACCTAGAAGAAAAGCTTTGGGTAGGTGATGCGGCCGGAACTTTCGGCGTAGGATTCCTTTCTAACGATGGAGTTGTTGACGATGCAGGCATCGACGCTTCAGCTTGTAAAGACTTCACGGAAGCTACAGTTGCGGCGACGTTCACAGCGGCTAATATTCTTGCTCAAATGGACATCGTATTTGCGGCGGCGGCTAACATACCGGGCATTCTTCAAAAGCCGGGATGTGGTTTCTACGTTTCTTATGAGGCATACGCTTTCTTCTTACAGGCTATGGCTACTCAGAACACTGGACCGGGTTACAACCAATCTATGGAAGGTGCTAACTACCTTGGCTATCCTGTTTACCCTACTCACGGAATCACTAACACTGCCGACGTTATGGTATTCACTTACCCTGACAACCTTGTTGTAGGTGCTAACAGCTACACGCCGGACATCTCAGCACAACTAATTCCAACATACGCTTATGACGGATCAGACAACGTTCGCGTTGCTATGCGTTTCGCTTGTGGAGTTCAGACCGCAGTAGCGGCTGACGGGATTGTTGGATTTAACTTTGCTTAACCCTTAAAATAAAATAATATGCCTTGTTTAATATCAGCCGCTAGAGGCATCGATTGTAGAGATGCAATCGGTGGATTAAAGGCAATTTATTTTTGTAGTAATTACGCTTCTAACATACTTGCTTCGGCAACGGTAACAGCGACAACATATACTATCACCGACGCAGACTTTGCGGATTGGGATATCTATGGAACGCCAACCGGGTCAAAGGTGCAAGTGTACAAGTACGATTTAGTTACTGACCTTTCTAACTTTACAACAGCTATTGAAGCTGATAAAGCGACGGGATCGGTGATGTACAATCAGACTTTGAACGTAGTATTACATAAAGTGGTTGCCGCAGACTTATTCCAACTAGGACTTATCGCAAAGAATCGCGCACAAATCTTTGTTCAAGATTCAAACGATAATGTCTTCTTAATGGGAATAAGCGATGGGTGTTACCTTACTGGTGGTGATACAATAGCTTCAGGAACTAACCGTTCAGATATGAATGGACTGACGCTTAATTTCACTGCTAAGGAACAAGATCCGTTATACATACTTGCCGCACCAACGGTAGGAGGCACGAACTATCCATTCGATGGGTTAACAGATGCCGCAGATATAGCAATTACTTCAGCGTAAAAGTTGATGTGATTCATTAAAAAAGGGGGGTGGCAATGCGCCGTTCCCCTTTTTAATTTCAAACAAATTAGAAGTCGTTATATATTCCATAGATGCTACAAATAAGGAACGCAAATAACACCACCAATACTGACGTAACACAATTTGTTTACGTCACGGCAAACGATTTGCAAACTATTGCACAGGCTAGTGTGTATTACTTAATTGAATTAACGTCCTTGGGTTCAAAGAATTCGTTGTATTTTATCGCAAGCGCAGTTGATGCTACTAACCTACCAAGATATATTGGATTAAGATTTACCGTAATAGACAAAGACGAAACCGCCGCTCCTACGGTCGGCAAGATTAAATTCTACGATGCAACTGGAAAGCTTGACACTTACCCAATGGGATTCTACACATATAACATATACGAGCAAACAAGTAACTCAAACCTTGACCCCGCGAACGCGACACTACTTCAAGAAGGTATGGCATACGTCCGCGACTATTCCGGCAATATGGAAGAAGTAACCCCCGACTTCAAAGAGTACACCCCATCTGTTTCACAATACGTTTATCCATAATGAACAAACACGACTTCAGCGTTATCAATTACACGGACCAAGAGATTCCTAGCTTCGAAGAAAAGCAAGGGCAAAAGTTCGTAAGCTATGGACACGACGACCTTTATGGCGATTACTTGCGTGATCTATTCTTAGCTAGTTCAACCAATGGTGCAATCATTAACGGCGTTGCTGATATGATTTATGGGGGTGGTTTAGACGCTACCGATAGGGACGATAGTGATTCAAAGCGCGAACAATGGTTGCGTCTTCAAGACTTACTTCGTAAGAGTTCCGACGACCTACTTCAGAAGGTTGCTTTTGATGTTAAACTTTACGGAATGTGCTACGTCAATGTGATATGGAATAAGCCAAGAACACGCATCGCTTGTTTGAAGCACTTACCGGTTCACACAATGCGTAGTGGTGTCGCTGATTCTGAGGGGGTAATAAGCGAGTTTTATTACAAATC